CCAGCCCCAGTATCAGGCCCTGGCGCTCTTAGTCAACGTACTGACGGGGGTCCAACACAGCCCGCAACCTACATGTCAGGACTACCATACGGACAGGGACAACAGAATTACGACAATCAAGTAGCAGCACCTATGGCTGGTAATCCAATACCACAAAATTCTTTTGAAGACTTAACACCATTGCTTGCTCCAACTAATCGCAAAGATGAAGTAATCACTAGTGGTGTAGATATTGGTGATGGACCTGGTTCAATTGTATTAGGAAGAATTCCAAATCAAGAACCAACTATTAAAGATATTGCTAGAAATCTTACACAGTATGATGTTTCAGGCGATTCCGAAATGTTGTTTCGCATGTTAGATGATGCTGGGTATTAATGGCTGAAATAAAATTAGACCCTATTTTAGGTGAACTAAGTCCTAATATTTTTAAGGCAGCCCAAGATGCTGGCCTACCTGCTTCTCAACAAACACAACTTAATCAGTTGGCCTATGCCAGAAAAGAAGCAAAAAGATTATTACAACTTAGTGAGGAAAGCGGACGTAAAGAGTTTCTTGAGTTTGACCCAATGGTTCAAGATAATATTAGATATCTTTATTCTAAAGAAAAACGATTTGCTCCTGAGTTAAGCCCACTTGGTAGAGGAATACAGGCTGTTGTTGGCGCTGGTAGTGTTACTGCTAAAGTTTTATTTAGCCCAATTATTGCTGGATTTACAGCAGCGGACAAATACTATAAAACTTTAAATACTCCATACCAAGTTGAACAACAAGCCGAACAACGTATGGGTTCAAGATTTAGTAAAAAACTTATCACTGAAGCATTTGATGGAAAAAATTCTTGGAGATGGGATAAAATCTCTGAGTATGAAGCCAAGCATGGTAAAGCATTAGTAACTTTAATTCGTGGCGTAACTGAAGGTAGAACTCCTGGAGAGTCAATTGACCTTTATGGAACAGCAGATGAAAGTATGGTTAAGGCAATTCAGTTCATGGGTGATGAGCCTGAACAGTTTAATGAGTTGTTAAAAGAAATCAAAACTTTTGCCCAGGTTTCTCCAGGTAGAGATAAAGTTGGCAGTATGTTAAAAGCCGACCCAGAAGTTAATCAAAGTTATTGGGCAACTAAATTACTTAAAAAAGTTGGTATTGATTTAACTGATAAAAAAACACGTACTGGAGTTGCTAGTTTAGTATCTGGTCCTGTAGATGCTACATATCAATTAGGTATTGACCCACTTACATACACTGGTGTTGGTCCAATAATTAAAGGTGCTCGTGCCATTGGTAGAGGTGTTGCTGGTATTCCAGAGGCAGTTCTTCGTTTTGGTGGAATTAAAAGTCGTGGTGAAAAACTTGCCGACCAATTTGTTTTCTTATCTGAGCGTGGCAACATCGAGGGTGGCGTAGATTTTGTTTTTAAACAAGCCGATGTTATTAAGTTATGGGATGAGCAACTAGGTAAAGTAGTTAAGAACTATGCAGATGCAGAAGGTCCCGTTGCCAAGGGACTTGTGTATAAGCAAATACGTATTGACTTTCCAGACTGGGCTAACCTTGAAGTTGTTAAAAAATTAGCAAAAGAAGAAGTCTTTGATGCAGCCTCTGCAAAAAGATTTTTTACAGACCATGAAGATATGGGATTGTTATTATCTGGCCGTGTAGATAATTTTAATTTCCGCAGGAATGGAATTCCTGTAGCAAAGAATTTTAGAAGTCTTACCTCTGCATCCCATAAAGTTATTGACGCTATCTTTAATCCTAACCCTAAGAATTTAAATGTACAGTCTTACCTAGAAAAGGGTGAGAAAGATTTATCAACAGTTTTAGATGTGTTAAAAAAGGTTGCTGATGATGGTGAGAATTTAGTTAACCCAGCGATTAAAGATATTATTGAATTACAAACAGACATTTCTAAAACACGTAAGATGATGAAGAAAATGTCAGTTGGACTTACTCGCAGCCCTGGCCGTATTCTGTATGGTGAAGATGCAATTAAAACAGAGTCAGATGTTAGAAATTTAGCAATGCTTGCTTTGGGTAAAAAAGATACTGCCTATGCATTTACAGAGCAGTTCTTAACTGAGAGTCCAGAGATACAACTTACGATGATTCGTAACCTATACGCAGCGGTTATGATGAGAAGCGGAATGCTTGGTTCACCTAAGGGACAGACAATTGCAGATGAAATCCTTGCTGCAACCTTTAATGAAACTGGTATGTTCTCGACAGTAAAGTCCCAGATACCACTTGACTTAGTTGGAACATTACACCCAGCATTGGTTAGACGTGAAGGCGAAGATTTCTTTCAAGCATCTAAGGGAATTGTTCAACCATCACAGGTTGCTAGAAGTATTGCCCCGCTACCATATGATTTAATTTACCAAACAGCAGCAAGTTCAAGATTATCTGAAAAAATAAACTTTATTAACCTTGTTGGTGGTGCTACAAGAAATAAATTTACAAAATTCTATACAGATTTCTGGACAAACAATACTCTTTTCCCACGTCTTGGAATACGAAGCAGTATTGACGAAGCATTTTTTGGTTTCCTTACACAAAGTACCGCTGCATTGCGTTCATTTGTATTTGGTGGTCGTGCAGGTCGTTCAACACTTGAGGCTGCTACTGGGTCTAAAACAACTCAGGGTATGTACAAGCGTGGATTTTACAAGATATTTCCATCAAAAGACCCAACTCAGAAGTTAGATAATCAAGAACGTTTAAATATTTTAGAAGATACCCGTGTTAAGTTATCAAAACAATATGGGTATGAGGTTGCTCTTGCTGATGTAGCCCATCAAGCAATCAGAGAAGAAACTTTATTACGAGTTCAAGACCTATATGCTGGCAAAATGGGACCAGCAACTATGGATACTATAACTCGTTTAATGAAATATAGCCCAAATGTTTTAGACTCAATGGGTAATTCAGTTGCTGCTCGCAGCATGATGACTGGAAAGATTGACATTGAGTATGTAGATTCAGTTTTTGTTAGCAGTAATTTAACTAAAGCAATTCAAGAAGCAGGACTTGCTCTAGGTAAAAAATATCGTGCTATAGATATTAACAAAATGACAACAAAGCAAATTGCTCTTGCACATTTTGATAACTGGAATATCCGTTTTTCTTATAACAGCGAAAAAATTGCCAATGGTGCAGTAGTAAATCCAGTAAATGCTTTCTATAGATACAAGGCATTAAAAACTAATGATGATTTTATCAATGCACGCCACAGTATTCTTAAAGATGTGGGTGTTGAGAGAGTTCCAAAAGGTTTTAACGATGATTACATCGTTGCAAGTGGAACAAAGTTAAACGGATTCTTATCCTTGTTCAGCACAACTGTGTTATACCGCCAACGTGGTATTCCAGATGTGCAGATTGCCCGTATCCACGTAGAAAATATGCTAATGGATATGCGAAATACTTTCCATGGTGGTCCAACTAACTACAATGAAAAATTATTTGAAGCAGTTAAAGCGGCTAAATCAAGAATCGAAACAAATGCAGAAGGTATTTCAAAGGTAGTTAAAGACCCATGGAGCAAAGCCTCTGCCGAAATAGATTTTGCTAAATTTGAGGACTTAACTCAAGGATATCAACCAGGAACAAATCTACAAACACGTTTATATAATCTTGGTCCAGAAAAAGATATGAAGATATTTGAAGAAGAGGCTGGAATTAACCACCTTTATTCTAAATGGCAAAACTGGACAATGGATGTTATGGATGCAACTGTAACTGGTATCTATCGTCAGCCTATGTTGCTGCTATTTACAGAGAGAGCGCTTAAAGACTTAAAGCCATACGAAAAAGTATTTAAAGACCGCTATGTTAAAAATGCGATTGAAGAAAATCCACTACTTAGCAAGGGTATTGCTGAGGCCCGTGGAAAGGAACATGCCGAAAGACAAGTTACTAACCTAGCACTTACACGTGCCACTGAAGAACTGTTAGAGTATGTAGATAACCCATCGGTTAGAACTAATTTTGCTATCTCTATTCGTTCAGTAGGTAGATTCTATAGAGCAACTGAGGATTTCTACAGACGTGTATGGCGTTTATACACCAAGAAACCTTTGCAAAGTTTATATCGTCTTCGCCTACTACATACAGGTCTTGAAGCATCTGGAGATGTTTACGAAGATGAAAAGGGTGATAAGTTCATTGTCTTCCCAACTGATTCAATTATCAATGGTGCGGTTGAGCCAGTACTCAGAACCTTAACTGGTAATTCAACAATTAATATTCCATCATTTAACGAGTTTACTCTTAAGTTAAGATTACTTAACCCATCTTTCTCACCTGATGCAGGACAACCAGCCTTGGCTGGACCAATTGGTTCTGTTGGAGTTGTAATTTCTAGAGCGATTTTAAGAGAGTTGCCATTTGTTCCTGCTCCAATTAAGGAAAAGATACAACCTTCAACTACTCAATTTGCAGAAAAGTTTGACTCAATAGCACTTGGTCAATTTGGTGACAGAATGACATTGAGAAGCGCTTTAGTGCCAATGTTTGCTGACAGTATATTCAGCACTCTTACCCCTACTGAATGGGACAGGCAAAAAGGAACTGCAATGTTGCAGGCTATTGCTTATGCCCAAGCATTTGGTAATGGACTACCAACAAATGCAACAACTCAAGAAAAAGCAGATTATATTTCTAAGTTAAAAATTTCAACAAACAGCGTTATAGTTGCACGTAACATGCTTGGACAGATATCTCCAGGACAGCCAACATTAAAGGACTCTAAAGACTTACCAGGGTTCATGAAGAAAACTGGTATCACTACCTGGAAGTCATCTTTCTACGATGTATACAATGGCCTACTACGTAATGCTGAAAATGAAGATACAGATGTATTTGATTTAGCCATTGCTACATGGGTTGGACAAAACCCAGGCAAGGTAATATATCTAGTGCCACGCAATACCAAAGAATTTAAAGTTCTTATTAATACTACTGATGAAGTTAAAAATTGGTCAATTAAAAATAAGAAGTTTATTGATACTTATAAGGAAATAGGATATCTATTTGCACCTAAGGCTGGAGAATACAATCCAGATATATATGCTTGGATGCAATCTGAGGGACTAGTAGATATTCCAGAATTTGAAGACTATCTACAGAATGTTCAGGTAGCAGAGGATAAACAAAAGTACTTTGCTATTGAAGATAACCTTAATGAAGCATTGAAAAAGAAATCAGTGTATGGAGATAGACGTCAGTTAATTGATAAAGCAGCACAAGAACGTACCGCTCTTTTGATATCTAATCCTTATCTTGACGCTGAGATTAGCGGTAAAGGAACCAATAGAGGAAATCTAAAGGTTATGTTTAAGACTTTGTCAGATGCAATTGCAGACCCTAAATCTCCAATTGATAAACAAACAAGGTCATCAATGAACCTTGCTATTCGCAACGTAGCAGACTTCTTGAATCTAGCCGAAGACCCAGAACTATCTAAGCGTTTTGACTTTAGTGAAATGAAGTCAAATAGAAAACAACAAGTAGTTAAAATATTAACAGAACTTAGTAAGGTAAATCCAGAAGTAAAAGAAGCAAATAGAATTATATTTACTGGACTACTTAACTACTATTCAAGAGAATCAATTATAGCGGGAATTGAGGGTAGATAAATTGGCTGAAACATTAAATGTTTATGGTGCTCCTGGGTCATCTAATGCCCAGTTAATTAAGAACTACTTTGCTGAAGATACTGAGGGAAGATTAGAGATTGGTTATGACAGAAGTGGTACAAGACGTATCATTACTGTTGCTGGACAAGACAGTGCTGCTTATCAACGTTTCCTTTATGTAACTCCTGATGGTAAGAACTTTGCCATTGCTGATTATAATCAAATCATTCGTAATGTTAAAAAAGATGCTGGCGGTAATATAGAACAACTACGTAGTAGTTTGTATGCCAAAGGTTATTTAACAGAAAAAGAATATTCAACAAAATCAGATACTGGTCTTAGCGATGCTATCCTAGATGCTGCCAATGACCAAAGCAAGCAAATTGTAGAAAAACTTTTATTCGACCCTAATGCTTCTGGTGATTTAAATAACTTTAATAATTGGCTTAACTCTATGCCTAATTACGCTAGTGGTGGTGGACCTAGAGACCGTGCACAAGAGATAACTAAACTAGACGCTAATCAAATGATTGATGCGTTTACAATAGATATGCTTGGCCGTGAGGCTACACCTGCTGAAAAAAAATCATTCTTTGATACAGTAACTTTGGAAATGAAGAAGGCTGTTGTTAAACAAAAAACAGTTGGTGGCAAATTAGTTGAGTCTGGTTCTTTATTAAACGATGAAGACTACTCACGTATATTAGCCGAAACTATTAAGCCATCAGTTCGTGGTACTTCTTTAGAAGCCATTGCTTCTGGTACAGGTTCTATAGCCCAAAGCATTTCATCTTTAAAAAGTTATGCTGCTAGTTATGGTATTAAGTTAAGCACACAGGAAGCCCTTGATGATGTACTTGGTGGGCTTAAACCAGGTGGTAGTTTATCTACTGGTAAACTAGAGCAACAACAACAAAAGATTCGTAATCTTGCTAAGAGTTTCTATACAAATCTAGGTGATTCTATTGACAATGGAATCAGTATTAAAAATCTAGCAACTCAGTTTGCTAATACAAAGTCTCAAGTTTTAGAAGTACCATCAGAATCTTTAGATGCGTTTGATAAAGATATTCAAATAGCATTAAGAAACAATGGTAAGCCTGGAGTTATGTCTACTACAGAGTTTGAAAAATTACTTCGTAATAAACCAGAATGGGGCAAGACTAAGAATGCTAGAAATGAAGCAGCAGGATACGCTAACGATATTCTTAGAATGTTTGGATTGGTAGGATAATGGCTAAACCTAAAATGTCTGCAGAAGAAGCAGCGGTTCGTAAAGCACTTGCAGCGGTCCAGGCTGATACTGGATTAGCAAAGGCACAAGAAATAATAAAAACTGGCGTTGTTCCTGTAGCAACTGCTACTGCTAAACCTACTTATGAAGAATCAAGAAGTTTAGTTTCACAGATATCTGACCCAAAAACACGAGCAGCATTTGAAAAAGCCTATGCTGGTATAGATGTTCAAACACAAAAAGTTGCAAAACAATATGAGGACCTTGGTTATGTATATAATCCAAATACTGGACAAGCAACTCCTAAAGTAAATACTGATGTGGTTAATGCTAATTTAAATAAAGATGCTGGCATTAATAAAGATGCTGTAGTAGATAAAGATACTAGAGATGCTTTTGCATTACTTACTTCAACTTTTGCTTTATATGGATTAGATGAGTTGGCCCCAGTTATTGCTGAATTTATGAAACAAGGTTTAACCTCAAATGAAGCAATTATTGAATTGCGTAAAAACAAAACATATCAAACACGTTTTGCTGGAAACACAACAAGAACTGCTGCTGGTCTTAATGCATTAAGTGAGGGAGAATATTTAGCCCTTGAGGATAGTTATTCAGAAACACTTCGTGCATATGGGCAACAAACATTATTAGGTACAGATAAAAAAACACGACAAGCCGCAATGGCTAACATTATTGGTGGAGATATATCTGCTGTTGAATTTAAAGATAGAGTATCTACAGTAGTTACCCGTGTCGAGAATGCAGACCCATTAGTTAAGAGTACTCTACGTGACTTTTATAAGATTACAGATACGGAATTAGTAAGTTACTTTTTAAATCCAAAAGAAAATCTACCTAGATTACAAGAAAAGGTAACTGCAGCAGAGATTGGTAGCGCAGCAATTGCACAAGGTGGGCTTACAACTAGTATGACTAGTGCGGAATCCTTGGCTAAGTTTGGCGTAGACCTAGCAACAGCACGTAAGGGATACTCTACTATCTCAGATGTACTTCCTACTGCTACGAAGTTATCACAAATTTATAATGAAGATAAGATTAATTATAACCAACAGGTTGCAGAGGAAGAAGTGTTTAAAGGACTTGCCTCTGCCCAGCGCAAGCGTACGCAATTAGCAGAAAAAGAAATAGCATCTTTTAAGGGTTCATCTGGCGTAGGAGATGCTGGATTGTCAACTACATACTTGCGTAGAGGTTCCTCAGCAGGTCAGTTCTAAATAGATTCCCCACACGGATAGACCAGCCCCGTGGGGTGTATAAGTCTGGTAGCAAGAGCCAACCAATTTCCCCGAATTGACTTGTGGCTTGCGACTAATCAACGAATAGAAGGGTGGGTTGCTATGAGCAACAACTACTGGGATGAAGAAGAAGACGAAAACCAAGATAACGATGCAAATCTGCAAGGCGATGACTTAGTTAAAAGACTAAGAAAAGCCAAACGTGCAGATGAGAAACGTATCAAGGAACTGACTGAGCAACTTGAGGGATTGTCCAAGGTGCAGCGTGAGAGAGTCGTCAAGGAAGTCCTAGAAAAGAAGGGCGTTAATCTAAAGGCGCAACGCTTAATTATGAAAGACTTAGAAGACATTAGTGAAGAGTCAGTTAATTCTTGGCTTGACGAAAATGCTGATTTGTTTGGATTAAAAAGCGCAGAGTCTGCGAATCCTGAACAAGAACTTAATCGAGCAGCCTTAAGGCAGCAAGATGTTCTTACTCAGAATTCATTAACCCCTGAACGTACAGAGGACTTGGAAACAAAGATATCTAATGCACAATCTGCAGATGAAATTCTTGCCATCCTCCGTGCAAATCAATAATTAATCCATAGTAATTCTAATCACCTTGGAGGTGACAAATGCCTAATGCATACACAGGAGTAGGTTCGTCCACACTTGGAGGAACCGCTGGTGGTGCAGGTCTTGTCCAACAAGCATATGACCGCTTATTGGAGTTTGCTCTCCGTTCTGAACCACTAATTCGTTCAGTCGCAGATAAAACACCTGCCCGTCAATCAATTCCAGGCTCAACCGTAGTTCTACAGAAGTACGTTGACTTGGCACAAAAGACATCTACTCTGGCAGAAACAACTGACCCAGACGCAGTAGCACTGTCAACACCAACAACAGTTTCTATTACTCTTAACGAGTATGGTAACTCAGTGTTGGTAACACGTGCGTTGGAACTATTCAGCCTTGCTGATGTAGACCCAGCAATCGCAAACATTATTGCTTACAACCTAGCAGATTCTATCGATGCAGTAGCAATGGAAACATTGCGTGGCGGAGATAACAAGATTTTCTCAGGTGCTACAGCAACATCTACAGTAACAGTTACAGCAGCAGCAACAATTGACTCAGCAGATATCCGTAGGGCTATCGCTAAGTTACGTTCTGCTAAGGCTGTAGCACGTAAGGGTTCACTATACTGGGCTGGTATCCACCCAGAGGTATCCCATGACCTACGTGCAGAGTCATCATCTGGCCAAGGCTGGCTACTTCCTAACCAATACGGTTCTTCACAGGACCGCATCTGGGCTGGAGAAATTGGTAACTACGAAGGTGCATTCTATATTGAATCACCACGTCTTTACTCAGCCAAGGATGGTGCTGACCAATCAACATTAGCAACAACAGCAGTAACAGTAGCAGGAACATCAGCAGGATTTACATTCGGCGTTGCTTCTTCTGCAGTAATTGCTAGCCGTGCTGAGGTTGGAGACAAGATTTCAGGAACAGGTGTTGCTTCAGGTGCAAAAATCACCGCAATTTCAACATCAGGTTCAACAACAACATTCACTGTAGACACAGCAAACACTGCTGCAGTTACAGCGACAACAGTTGTAACCGTAACTCCTGTAACTCGTGTATTTAACACAATCGTATG